CGCAAGGTCGGAGCGTATCCGTCCGTGACCACAATTCTGGCAGCAGCCGGCCCCAGCAAGACTGGGCTGATGAACTGGAAAGAAGAACAGGCGATTCTGTCCGCTTTATCGCTTCCCCGGGAGTCCGGCGAAACCGACGCAGACTTCGCCAAGCGCGTCGTGTTGGACAGCCGAAAGGAAGTGGAGGCGGCCGCCGCCCGCGGGACTCACATTCATTCCCTGGCTGAAATCCTGATCAACGGCGAGGAGCCGGGTGAGTTAGTCAACGGATACGAAACCCACTTTGAGTCGCTAAAGGAATGGCATTCATGCTGCGTGACCAAAGTACACGCAAGCGAATCGGTCATGGTGAACGAGGCTGAAGGATACGCAGGCCGGGTGGATTTGATCGCCGACATTCATGGCGTGATTGAAGTGGTGGATTTTAAAACGAGGAAGCTGAAAGACAAAAAAACTCCGGCTTATGAAACAGATATTTTACAGCTCAGCGCCTACGCGTACGCCTTTACGGACGAAGGCATGGTTTGTCGGAACATTCTGATCGATCCGGTCACCGGACAGCTGGCCGAGGTGCGTTACACGGCCGAGCAGGTGCACAAAGCATTCGAGGCGTTCACCTCAATCTGCAAGGTCTGGCGCTGGCTCAAGAAGTACGACCCGCGGGGGGTGCGTTGTGATTGAGATCCTGCCCGACCAAACGACGCACGAACAACTCCTCAACCGCGTTCGATCGCTGGCTCGTGAACTGGCCGAGGCGAAGGCAGCGCTGGCCGCCGCTGAGACACGCGAGAACGTACTGATCGACCGGATCCGGGAGGGACTGTGAGAGCACTCTTGTCCATTCTCGCAATCCTCGGCATCACGTCTGGGCAAGCGTCCAACCTCATGGTCGATTGCAGGCCGGAGGCCAAGCGGATCGACGTGAAGAAAATGAAAGTCCGCATCACCGGCTATTGGCCCGGCGAGGACGAGTATTCGAGCCGCTTCCAATCGAGCACTGGGACACGCCTGCGGGCCGGCCGTCACTGCGCCGTTGATCCAGACATCATTCCGCTGTGGTCGAAGATTAAGATCCTGAACGGAAAGCGGGAGTGGGTGGCGGTGGATACGGGCACAGCCGTGAAAAGCAAAAAGGCCAGTGGTGGAAAGCTGCCGGTGATCGACGTGTTCGCCGCCAGTGAAGCGCAATTCAACGCGATGCGGTTGCCCAGGGTGGCAACGGTGGAAGTGACTCGTGCGAACTAAAAAAGCGACATTGATGAGCGCAAGGATGAGGGCGCTGCGTAAAGGTGATACAAGGCCGACACTCCGGCGCCTTGGCGTAATAGCGACAAAACTGCGTCACGATCTTTGCTTGCCAAGCACGTTTCGCCTCGGGGCCGAGCTCGAATGTAGCTACAAAACGATCCAGCGGGACATCGATCTGCTGCGTGACTTTTTTGGATACCCGCTGGAATACGACCGAACAAAATATATCTACAAGCTGGCCGGGCCGCTGCCGGAGGCCGTGCTGTGATACAATCTAGACAATATTGGAAAGCAGGAGCAGCCGCAGAAATGCTTGTGCAAATTGATTTAACTAGATTCGGGCTAAATGTTTCAAAAGCTGGGGATGGACTTCCTTATGATATTTTATGTGAAAAGAATGGGAAAGTATTGCGTATTCAGGTCAAAAGCACGCATCAGTTAAAGACAAAATCATCTTTTGCCTTCAGAACAAGCAGGAGAGGCGACAAAACATACAGCAAAAATGAAGCAGATATTTTTGCGCTTGTTAATCCAGACGGAAACATAATTTATAGGCGCCTAGAAGAAAACAATCCATCAAGTATCTACATAAAAAAGGACATGTTTAGTTTATGCGAATCTGAAAGAACAAAAAAAGAATGTTTTATTGGGTTAATTGAAGAACAAAACGATTTTACAAAAGATATAAAAAGAGAAAAAGAACTACACCGGGCGGCGTCCATGGCTTTGGACTTTTTTTGGAATCTTGAAAGTCTTTCTGAGCGGATACTTGAAAAACCTGAGCTTAGTCCTCTTTCTTTTTTTCAGATTTACTTTGAACGCACTTTAAAAGCATACCCAAAACAATTTTCAGATTCTTTGATTTTAACTGGTGGAGATGCGTCATGACCCTTGCGCAACTTCTAGCCATGTTCTCCGCCCGCGTCATCGGAACCTATACTCCTGCACAGTACGCCCAGCAGGTCATCATCGCCCGGAACAACCGGATGCGGTGGGGAATGGGGCAGTGGTGAGCGTAAATTATAAAACAAGAATAATCGAAACGATGAAAGAAGCTGAAATTATCAGGGCCACAATAATATCGCTTGGGTATGAAGTGAAGGAATTGTTTGACGAATCTTTTGAAACAAAACCAAATGAATGGACTGTTGTTTTCTTAAGAAAGAAAAAGAAATGACACAAGATTTCTTATTTTCAGAAGAAAATCAACCGGAACAAGGAGCAAGTGGGAATCTTGACCAGGGAAACATACATGAAACCTTGGCGTTGGGATGGCTTTTAAAAAATGGCCATGAAGCAGTTTCTGTTCCTGGTCAAAAAAAATCAGATCTTTGGATTGGATATGGAAAATATTTATGCCGAATGAATGTAAAAAGCTCTTCGGAAATTAGAGATGGAGTAGTTCGCGCTTTAGCCTGTGGCGGAAGAAACGAAAAAGTAAAATATAGCGAAACAGAAATTGATATTATTGCTTTTTATTGGACTGAATCAGATTTCCCGTTGTTTTTTCATATATCAAGCGAAAGCAGGAAGCATATTTCAGCAGAACCTAAAATGTTTAATCAAAAAAACTCGTTAACTACTTTTGAGCAAGCGTTTCAAAAATTTAAGGAAAGAAAATGTCAGTAAAACGCACCACATGGTTGGTCGAAATTTTAGAACGTGCCAAGCGCAATCTGGCCGCTGAGCAGCACAAGGCCGCCGGGACGCGGTTGGATCTGGCGCTGACGATTGCCCAAGAGCTGTTGAAGCGGGCAAAGGGGTATCAAAAGCGCGACATGGAGGCCAGCAAATGATCCATCAACTACCACCGGCCGCCGTTGAGGTCATGAAGAACGGAGCCGCAGAAGGCACGCGCAACACGGAGCTGTTCAAGCTGTGCCTGCAGTGGCGCGATTCCGGTGCGTGCCAGGATGAAACGCTTACGAACGCCGAGGAATGGTGCGTCAGAAATAATTTACCGCTGAAAGAGGCTGAGGGATGCACGAAGTCTGCGTTCAGGCAGCCGGCCCGCGAGCCTTACAAACCGAAAGGAAAGTACCGATTGCACAACTTACAAGTGATTAAAGACGACGCACCCATCCCGGCCATGCCGCGAAGCGTGGACGAGACGCCGGTGGAGAAGTTCCTGACGGCAGCGTTTGAAGTTGGCGAGATGATCAACATAACCCGCAGCATACGGGACGACGACCGCGAGCGTCCGGACGGATCCGGGGAAACCCGCACCCGGGAAGAATGGCTCGAACTGTTTAAAGGCGAAGGGCTGAAGGAATGGCAGGGGAACGCCGTGGGAGTGTATGCCTCGATCAATCCGAACAACGGCAAAGGCCGTAAATCTGAGCACGTGGTCAAATGGCGGCACTGCCTGATCGAGTTCGATGAATCGACGATGGATGAACAGTGGAAGATTATTAAAAAGAGCGGACTTCCTACCACCTGCATCATCAAAAGCGGTTCACGCAGTCTGCATGCTTGGGTTCGGATCGACGCGACGACGCAGGAGGAATTCAAGGAACGCGTAGAATTCATTTACAATCATCTCGAACATTCCAAGCCGGACCCGGCGAACAAGGACGCTGGGCGCCTGTCACGTTTGCCCGGGGCGATGCGGACGGCCACCGGCCAGCGGCAGGACTTGGTCGAATGCGGAACGCCTAAAATCTCATTCTTAGAATGGAAGGAGCGGATCCTGTTTGGCGACATACCGGAGCCCTACAAGTGGGACGACCTGCTCAATTTTAAAGAGACTCAAGATCCGACCCAGCTGCTTGGAAAGCGGTGGATCTGCCGGGGCGGATCGGCGCTGTGGGTGGGTAGCAGCGGGCTAGGAAAGTCCGTACTGTGTACGCAGGCCGCCATCACCTGGGCGATCGGTCGCGCTTTCTTTGGCATTAACCCACATGGGAACGGGCTGAAGTCACTGATCATTCAGGCCGAGAACGACGAGGGTGACGTGGCTGAAGCGATCCAAGGCGTTCTTAAGGCTATGAATTTAACGCCTGAGGAGATCGAACTGGTGAAGAAAAACGTGATTATCGTTCGAGACTGCACGTCCACCGGGGAGAAGTTTGTCGATCGTGTTCGGCGCCTTGTGGAAAAATATAAGGTCGATCTGGTGTGGGTGGATCCCTTGCTCGCGTTTATTGGCGGTGACCTATCCAGCCAGGAGACGGCCAGCGAGTTCCTGCGCACGATGCTGAATCCGCTGTCGCTGTCGGCCGGCTTTGCGTGGATGCTGATTCACCATACGCCGAAGCCCGTCCGGGAAGGCAACGGGTATCAGGGGCATGATAAGGCTTACAGCGGTTTCGGATCGTCCGAGCTGACCAACTGGGCCAGAAGCGTTTTAACCCTAGCGCCAAGCGGTCAGGATGCCGAACAGCGCAACGTTTACAGGCTAGAGGTGACCAAGCGCGGAAAGCGGTCAAATCTCAATTCTGGGGGCATTGTGGCGCAAACTGCCATTCAGCCTTACGTGAACCTACGCCACAGCGATGTCGGTCTGGCGTGGATTGGGGCGGACGAACCCGAGCGAAAGACGGCAGGCCGGCCGGAGATTGTGGTCAACTTTGAGGATTATCGCAGTTCTATCTCAAAAGGGATAAGCGC